GGTAATATCTAGAAGTCTTACCTGGATTCTTAGCCCGTTTTGGAGCCATATAACCTCCGTTGTACTAGTTCAGGATCTACTTTAGGGAGGAGACGATTCAGCTTGTCTATTGGACTGCCGTCATAAGCAACACCTGTGATATCATTAGTCTTAAGCCAATCACATGCTGCTTTCAAGTCTTGGGTAGAAGCCTCACCACTCTTCACTCTTTTTAAGAATTCATTAGTAACGAGGTTATGTAAGTCATTAAACTTATCTTCTGTTGCCTTAGACATATTTATGTTGTATAGGTTTGTTTACCAATATCAATAACTTCTAAATTACCTAATCCTACTCTAGTAACAGCATCAGGATCTATACCTATAGTAGGTTCTCCTATCTTTGGCTGAGCTTGGTATTTAGTAACTTTAGCAGTTTCTGTTGGTTCAGGTTTAACTAATTGCTTAACTGATGTTGTATTCTTTTTTCTAGGCATCTTTTCCACCTGGGAATAGGTTCTTTTTAATCAATGCTACTGCCTTATCATCAATGGTATTATCAGTTGACGCTGAATAAGCTTCAAGTAGTTGTATAACTAGTTCCTTTACTGCAGATGAACTGAGGAATGCCATGAGGATGGGCTTGATAAGTAAGGTCATTTTTTCTTTTTGAATGGGTTGATGTTCCAAGATTTTGTATCTTCTTTGGGTGGTTGTGTTGATTTAATATAAGCAGATATAGCAATAATATCACTACACATGCTTTCTACTCTTGAGCCAGGTTTCAACATGAACCCTTTAGTTTGTAACTCTGCACATTTGAGAGCACGAACTAGCTCGTAATCTAATCTCATCTTCTCTTCTTGTCGAGATGCAATACTCCGGCACCGTTTTAAACCTTCTCGATCTAAGGGGATCATAAAGTTAATTTGACCTCCCCAGTTCTCAGCTATGGTATAACTAGAAGGTGCCATTTTACCTTCCTCTATATCCCAAGGTTTCGTATGATTACCCATATAGAATGGGCTAAATGTCATCGTAGACCCATTACATGAGATATTAGGTCCATAGTGCTGTCTCGACGGTGCTCCATTATTCTGGAATTGCACCGCCTGATTGGTGACATTTCCTGTCGCAGCAGCTACTGGATTAGAAGTGTTATTAGTTTCACCTTCTTCAGCACGAACTGGTGCTATTGAGAGAAGACTGATAAGGAGACCGTAGTAGAAGTAGTGTCGATTTCTCGATCTATTTCTGTTATTTCTAACACTTGACTTGCTGCCCTTGTTACCACTTCTAGTGAGAAGGGATCTCCAGCTGTGTGTAAAGTGAATATTGAATCTGAATCGGCTATACCTCCTGATGAGGCTGATGTATGAGTGATGTTTTCCCCACTCCATTTGTTTAATGCAGACCCATAAGTGGTCGTAGTAATTTCTTCTACGATCTCTTGAGTCGTTGTCGTTGTACTGTTCATCGAACCCTGGGTGAAATTTGGGGTTACTAACTCTGCTCTCGCTACCGTGGGTGATGCCAGTAGGAAGAGTAAAAACCATTTGTTCATTCTTCCTTTTTCTTTGCCATAGGGCAGTTTACTGTTCCTTTGTCTTTATTGTTATTACCAGTAGATAAACCGAATGTTGCAAGTGCTCCAGTAAAT